GGCCCCAAGTAACAGTTTTCTCAGGGTGTTTATATATGCACCGCTTTCGGTCGGACCGTTTTCGGTTACTCCTACTTTTTAGTAACATAATAATAGTTAATAATTATAAGAAGGTATGTAGGGTGGCGCCGACCGAGAACGGTCCATTTGCAGAGTGTTAGTCACTGCTTTGAAAGACACGGGTTTGGCAGGTACCTTGCAAAATGCAGCCAGTACTGCAATTAAAAAGCACTTTCAACAGCAAAAAATGTTTGTAGAAGCAAGGTAAAATGCCAAGAAAGTGAAATGGAAGGGAAAAAATGTACTGGGTGTGGGGTTTATTTAATATGTAACAAAAGAAAGTGAGCTGTGCAGACACTGTTTATACTTGCTTGACCTATAGTGGTTTTGGCATGACATTTTTGAGCAGGATATGACTGCATAAGGGGATTAGCTGTACCAAAACACAGACAATGTTGTGTTAGTGAAACTAGGGAGCGTGCCAGCCGCGACCGAAAACGGTTTCGGTTGCATAGGGCGCCAGCCCGGGGGCACATAGCACAGGGGGTCTCCACAACGCCCCGGCACAACGCTGTACACATGTGGCAGGCGTGCAAGGCGTGTAAGGGTGTGCACACAGATTAAAAGCACAACAGCGTTACTCACAGGGTGCAACCAACCTTTATTAATACTTTAACACACGCACACAACACACACATACAGGCATAACACAAAAGTACCCCAGTCATGCATTACACACAGGAAACACACACAACACACAACATATACATTCACACAACAAACATGCACACGCACAGCACGCAAACATGACATAGGTTACCGCCTGGTCTTGGTTTTGGCGCGTTTTTTGGGTGAGGGGGAGGTTGAGGCAGAGCTGGGGGCCGCACGCTTGCCGGCCTTAAGGCGCGGACGGGCGCGCAAGCCAGCTTGCAGCAAAAACTTACGCCCCAGGGGAAACTGATCTAATTCAGCAGAAAACCGCTCTTTTAGATCAACTTCCCAAAAATTATACTGGGACAGCGGATCCTCCTTGGGGGCCTTGGGGTCGGGTTTCTGACAAGTTATAGCCTGTGATTGTATGAACCTATACTTGTCCTCCAAACTGCTAGATGGGGGAGGCTGGATACCAAAGTTCCAGTCCTCCAAAATAGAGGGGTCCATGCCATGTATGTATGCCATAACATCAGATGTTAAAGTTATAGTGCAAAGCTGGAATATGAACTGCAGGTCATATTCTTCTACATGCCTTATGTACTGCTTAAAATCTGCAGCTTTAAACGTGCCAGCTTGAGTAGCAGTGGCACACACAGTTAAGTTAGTGCTTCGCGTGGTGTCCACAACAGTGAGGAACAACTGATTGTTCCAACAAATGCCATTGTTGTGGCCCTGGGCACGCTGCAGCCAGTAGGGCTTATTGAACAGCTGGGACTCGGAGGTAACCATGGATCCACTGGGCGTGGGGGCATATATAGAGCTGGTTTCCTTGGGGGGTGACCCTGAGGGCTTTATGTAAAGTTCTGTAGGGACAGCTTCGCCTAACGTGCCAGCTCTATTTAGCATGTGCCTTACAAACATTTGTTCCCTACGCAAATAAAAGAACAGGCTGTTGCCATAGGCCTCCGAGGACATTTTAAGGTAGTCAGGATACTTACAGGTGGACGCCACAACGTCCAGCGGCACGTCCGCCTTGTTGGTCTGCAGGGCCTGAAAATCCATGGCCCCGTAGCCAATATCCACCATGTCGCCATCCTGTATGTAGCTGTTAATAAGCTCCAGGGGGGGGCAGTCGCCCTGCTGCACAGCAGATGGCGTGCAAGCCTTGCCCACGCCCCAGTGCTCACCTATCGGGGGCGTGCAGCCCAGGATGCACAATTGGGTTTGCTTAAAGTCCATGGACACATTTTGGCGGTTGTCTGCACCCGGGTCCGCATATCTAGGGGCGTTTTCCGTGTCGTCCAGCTTATTAAGGAACGGGTGGCCACTAAGGCCAACCCCCAGTGGCTGCCCCCTGCCCACCTCCACTCCTGTGCAAGCCCACACCAACCTCTGGGTCTCGGGGTTGTAAAAGGAGGGATCCGGTAGCCCAAATCTGTTAGGATCAGGCAACCGCACCCGAAATACCCTATACTGGTACCCAGAGACTTTGGGGATGCTTTGCTTATTATTGGATTTTTGCACGCGAAAGTAGGGGTGTCCCACCGCCAGCAGGCGGTCGCTACCCGCATGATAAAATATGTTGGTGCGTGTAACATATTCATCCGTGCTCAGGACCTTGGACACTGGGGTGGGAGGAGGTAGGTATACCTTGTTTTCGCTAGGCCGCCACATAGCCATCTGCAAAAAAATTTAACACAAGTTTACGACGTTTGCGCTTATGCAGGTAGCTGGGATGCAAATAAAAGTCCCCCCCGTTAACGAACACATGCCCCTGGGGCAGAATAGGCAGCCCCGGCACGAAGGGAGATTCTGCAGGGCTGTGGGGCATTGGCAGGTCGGGCCCAGGACCATAATCCGTGGCGGGACCCATGGGGACCGTGGTGTTATACACCGGGCCGCGGGTGGTGGAGGCCGTGGAAGAGAGAGACACCCTAGTGGGAGCTGCTGTAGCAGTGGACCTGTCCTGGATGTCAACGTCGTCGGGATCTACATACACATCATACATGTCCTCATCAATAGTATCGGCCGCAGGCACAAGGGGCTGCAGCTCTATGTCCTCCGCAGCATGGGCAATGGGACTAAGGTCCTGATAAAAGTGTACGCGGGCGCCAAAGCGGCGTCCACTGCGGGTTTGCAAGGATGCACGTTGGCCAAGGCGGCTAAAACGAATGAGGCCACGCCTATTCACAAGGGCGGGCCTGTGCAAAGCTACAATATCCATAAAATCCGGGTCGGGGGGGTTATGTATGGTGGGGTGCTCAAAGTGTAGGGTCTCCTCCTGCAGCCCCTCATAGGCGGGGTTGTCCACTGTTACAAGGCGTGCAGGGCGACCCAAAAACATGGGGTCTGCAACCCTAACCTGTTGGTTGGCCCTGCTGTAAAAGCCTAGGCGTGCATTAGGGCGAGTACCGGGTATAGGGGTGCTGGTACTTTGACCTACATGGTCCTGCATTATAACAAAGGTTTCCATGGGGATGTCCTCAGAGGCTGAGGCATGCAGGCTAGGCGTGGATATTAAAACGCGACCGTCAGCTTCCACAGGGGGTGGAGGACCCAGCAGGGAGGGTTCTGTGAACAATGGGTTGTCATGGGCACTAATTGTAACCCTAATAGCATCACCAGAGGACGTGACATCCAATACTGCTGGTGTAGAGTCACTAGAGGTGGTTATTTCAAAGCCACCATGTTCTGGAACTGCTGTGGTAGGGGCTCCTGTATCTATAAAGCTTGATTCCTCTATTAGTGTAACTATGGAAGGATCTGTGGGTGCCACGGTCTCTACCGCCACACTGGGGCGCACTGCGGGCCCAGGCTCCACAGGGGCCGCAGGAGGACGACCCCCAACGGGGATGTAGCCAGTACGTCCCCCAGTCCCGCCCCCGGTGCCAATGCCTAAGCCCCCGAAAAACACACCCAAACTGCCCCAGCGCAATATTTGGTCAGCTATGGTAGTGTTTTCAACTTTGGGTATAACATCTGCAGGACAGGTGCCTGCAGCCTTGCAAGTCTGATACAGTTGAGTGGCAGATGCTCGCTTTCGCCGCTTAGCCCTAGCCCGAGCCATAGTGAGACCACGTGGAACGATACAATTTATTTACATATGTGTTGCAGGCAGTAGCAGGTCAGCAGCACCAATGTTGGCTGGTCTTGCACACAGGCTATTCTTGAACAGCTAAGGCAATGTGTATATGAAAGTACAGTGCAGGTACCCACAAGACTGTAAAGGCAACGAAGAAAAACGCCAGGGGAGACAGCATTAGAAGCCATAGTAGCATGGATAGAATAAACCAAAAACACAACCACTCTACACACCAAATCATGCTTGCTGCAGGCCTGCAACACACGTGTCTCACATGCACACTCACACACACACAGACTGCACACCCAAAAAGCCTGCACTCATACTGTGTACAAGGTAGCAGCACGTATTGGCTGGTTGCGTGGTTGTCACAGTGTATATAATCCCATAAATGTATTTACAATGTGTACACGGCTCCCCCCACCCCCACTTACAGTGACATAACCCCCTGCGAGGCGGTAATACTTGGGGGAATTTGCACCTGCAACAAAAATTGTGCACGCTGCTCCTCACTGGTATATGTAACAGTAACTATGCCAGATTTACTGTTGCGGGGCTGCTGCGATGCCCAGTGCCATGTGGAAGATGCATGTTCATATAAGCCCCTGTACTTGCGCAGTCTATTCCTAAAACATTTTAACGTATTGGGTTCACCTTTTAGGTGCACTATAGGCGCAGTAGCACCACAACTTGGGTTCCGTCCTTTGTTGTGGTGGTCACTTGCAGCGAAGAGTTTGTTGTTTCCACTGTCCAGGGACAGTGGGGCTGTGGTGCTGTGGGGTTGCTGGCAGAGCTCCCGGTGCTTAGGTCGCTTTCTAGGCGGCGGCGCGTCGGTCGTGGCCCCTTCTTGGGGGCCCACGGAACTGTGTGTGGTATGGGAGCGTCCGGCGTTTGCGGTCGGTGTGGCAACAGGTCCAGCAACGGATATCTCCTTGGTGCTAGACACAGATGCAGGAGAAAATATCACGTGGCTGCCCACATGCACTTCCCATTGTTCATTAGTCCCATACATGTTTGCATCGTTAGCAAAGTCCGCATAGTACACCCGCGCGCCCTCCTGGTCATAGTACAAACCCCTTGCATCGACCCCACTAGGCACCTTTGTCCATATGTTCTCTGTATACACATAAATGTAAGACCACATAACATATGGCATGCAATTTTTTGCATCACCATCAAAGTGCACCTCTATCTGTTTGCCACCTTTTTTGAGGCACCCCTTAGGGGGCGCTTCCCAGCGCTCCATACTGGTGTCCTGCAATGTCCATGGTTCCGTATTATACTCTGACTGCTGCAGGGTCTCTAGGGCTAGCTGCAGTCCAATGGCTTTGTGCGCTTTAGCTTTTGACACAAGCAGCGTGGGCACCACCTGGTGGCCTACCATAGTAAGGCCCATTTCACGGGCCTTATACAATAAAACACTTTCCAGGCGCATGAGTTTCCAGTGCTCTATTTGGTCCTTCAGGTCCTCACTATCTTTTTCATACAGTTCTAGTATTTTGTCCTGGCACGCATCTAAACGTGCTGCTATTGTCTCCATCGTCCTCCACGTTATCGTTGTCGTTCAGGGCTAAACGAATCCACGACCTTTTAAAAAATGATTTCCAGTTTTTATTGCTAAGGTCATATACAGGATTCCCATTGGCATCAAAGGGGAACGGATTGGGAAAGCAAAAGCTCTGTAGCCTGCTATGCAAATACCTCCACCTGTCATCCTTGCCTGCATCTATATTGGATGTAATCATTAGTGGAGGGCACTTAGTTTGTATCATGTTTTTATGTTTCCTGTCTAGGCACATAGGGTTGCCATCTAAGGCATTTCGCATATGTATGTCCATGTAATTCCAGCATTGGCATGTGGCATCATCTAACATGGCTATCTTTGCCTCTGTTAACGGTTGGAGCCAAAAATGGCTGGTTGAATTTACAAAGGATATAACAGCCCCGCCCAGAAACTTCATAAGGCTCATAGCAAACGTGGATTTCCCTGTATCAGGTGGACCATGCAGCAAAATACAATTTTTTTTGGGTATGCCCTGCAAAAACGCTTTAAAGGCTGCTGTAAATGCAATAAAGTCCACCTGCTGAAACCTTAAAAACTTCACTATTTCCCTCCAATCCCCCTCCTCCTCTACCAGGTTGCATCTATACTCTATATATTCCCCCATGCTCATTGCCATTTTCTGGGCCCGTTTGTAGTGTCTGCACATTATGCCACAGTCCTTTACATATCGTGCCTGGCAGTTACTGGCCAAAAAGGCTGCAGCGTTTTGGTCAAAATTGGCCTCCTTAGCATACTCATATGCTATAACACTATCATCAGTATAATCATTATCAAATGCCCACTGTACCATTTTTGACAGTTCAAATTGTGTGTCAGCCATGCTGTGTTCTATTGTTGTTAACCTCACTAGCCACTCAGGGGCGTCCCCAAACACGTCACTAACATTAGACAGCCCTTGTCTGTACCAATACAGGGCCGCTGCCCCGCTCCTAATTTTGGGGGGCTCTATAATCATTTGCGTCTCAGGTATGTTTAGTAGCATGGCCATACATTTGGCCACGGTGGTCCTATTCTTTGCACATTTAAACCGGGCAAGCACTAATACCACCATGCCCCACTTGCACGTTAGCCACTGTACGTGCCCATACTCACAATGGGGCTCCAGCAAGGTTCTAAAACCTTCTGTAACCGAGTGGTGCACCCCAAAACCCGCTATTATCCAATCATTGCAGGCAGTTTTGTCACTTTTAAACAGTCTGGCCAAATCCATAAAGCTAACGCCAAACGTGTCCTTGAACACCCCAAATAGCGTAACCCTAACGTTGGCACAGCGCAGGAGGGCCGATATTTGCTGGGACCCTGCGGACTCCTCTGTGCCCGCCGCTCCCGTGCCAACCGTTTGCCCGCCATCATTTAAATTTGAACTGCTGGCATTAGCTCCGGTTTCCTGGTTTCCCCCTTCCGCCCGGTTTACCTCAATAGCTGTTGCTTCCACTTCAGTATTGCCATCCCCCGGGTCAAACAATCTTCGCTTTGCCTTCCTGGACTGCTGACTGATAGATATAGCCCCCAGCCGTGGACTTAGATGTTTGTCAATACACGGCTCGCTAGTAGACAGGGGACTTACATAGGGACTGCACATGTACTTTCGCTTTAACTGCTGCACAGCCTCAACGTCTGCCTGCAGTTCCTGGGCGTTATACAACTGCCTTGCCTCCGCCTGTTCCTCTACTTGGCTGCTATAACTGTTATCTATAAAATCCACCATGTCTAGCCCACTGTCCTGTACATCTTCGTCCTCATCCTCGGACACACAGTCGCCTGTGGTCCTATCCACCACTGCCTCCACAAAAAACCATCCATTGCATCCCGTTCCCTCCTCCTCTGTACCTTCGCAATCAGCCATTGCCGTTACAGCTTACAGGCGCAGGTGGGACACACTATGTTTAGTGCGTCGTCCACCAGCAGGTCGTGTAGCCGCTGGATGCCTTCCTTTGTGCTGTACACAACCAGTCGTACTGATTTGCAGCACCCGCCTGCACACTGGCATAACACCTTGTAGGCTTGTCTTGCAGGTTGTGTTGGTTGTGTTGCATCTACCTGGTCATCATCATCATCCGAGTCTTCTAACACCTCCTGACATTGCAGGTTAACCGGTTCAGGCTCCAAGTTAAGTATTATCTCCTTGAGCGTCGGCGCCTTTCCGTGCATGATGGTTTCCAACACTGCAAGCAGCGACCCCTCCACTCGCCTGCTACCTTGTGGAAGTGCTTGTTGTGTGTTACGTGCCTTTGCTTTTCCACGTCGCACAGCGGCTTGTGGCACAGCAGGCACCTAATATACAGCTGCTCTAATGGCTTTCCACACTCCTCCTCTACTGACTTGCCATAATACGAATATTCTCTGTGTCTCCTGTACCTGATCTCGCCGTACACCTCCAGGCACAATGCACAGGCTCCGTATGGCAGGTTGTTTCTCCACGCTACATTTAAGTCCTTGTACTGGAAAGCATAAACTTCTGCAGTGCTAAGCACTTTGCTGCAAAACACGCATATAACATGCAATATGTCCAAGGACAGGTTGCAATAATCACACAGGTCTAACAGGGTTTTCGGTCTGCCTTCCTTAGAGGACAT